TTAGCTACACTAAGCCAGTCGCTATCAAATCTTACGCTAATATTCGTATGGTCCAGTCCTCCGTTATTTTTTAGATGAATAAACCGTTCTATATCATCATGAGCCCAATATAGTGAAGCATAAAAAGCTCCGCGTCTTTTACCGCCTTGTTCAGCAGCTTTAGCTATAGCGTTCCCTAGTTCAATAGCTGGAATTGGTCCTGACGCTATCGCATTGGTTTTTTTCACTAATGAGCCATATGGTCGAAGTTTATCAAAGCTACAACCTACTCCACCGCCACGCATGAACATATTGGTTAGTTTAAAGGCATAATCAGCCCAGCCATTAACACTATCTTGTATGTCGATCATAAAACAATTATCTGTTTGGTGATATTGTAGGCCAGTTTGGCTCAATTGTCTGCCACCTGGTATGAGTTTTCTATTTATAATAGCCTGTTCTATAGCGTCTATGATGTGTTTTGGTAGCTTAAACTTTCCGGATTTAACTTGCTCCCTAACAATACACTGTACAACCCTTCTTGCAATCTGTTCCCAGGTTTCTTTCCTACCTTGTATTATATGGCTATACCGTAGGTGCATTTTGTCGATAGCATAATCCTTGAAGGATTGTAACAGCGCTGATGTCATGATAGACCTTTCATTAGTCGAATGTTGTCCATTTGCGCTTATATACCTTACCACTAAAGATCATCTTCGTTGTGTAGAAGCCATATTTCTTAAGTTGCCTCCTTTGCTTTGTGAGTTTCCTTTGTCTATTAAGCTTCATATATTTCACTTTTTTCTTACTTAACACTGGTAACATACACCAGTCTACACTGCACCAATAGCCTAAATCACCGGTTAACCTTTTGCACTTTTCTGCAATGTTTATAGACTTTTTAATTTGATAGTTATTCATGTGTGTAATGGTAATCAGCGTCACTTTTTAGATGTCGAAAAATTGTCTGTGTACTGCGGCTTACCGTTATCGGATAACACAACATCAAAGTACGTTTGAGTAGCTAAAAACGCTGCGATCTTTTCTGCATCCTCAAACCATTCGCATTTCACTATTCTCTCTTCTCCTTTGTATGTTCTATATGAGATAGTGTAATCCAGGTTCATATTTTATCCTTTATTAGTCTAATATAATCCCTATATAATCTCGACTCAACGCCATTATACACATACTCCACCATCCACTTATATAACTTCCTACCCTTAATATGAGGCATACCATTTTGTGGGATTAAACATAACTGTAAACACGCTGTCTTAAACTCATCGTCGAACAGATATTCCTGTAACTTATTCCCCCATATTCTTCTAGTAGTCTGTAGCGATTTTCTCCCTTTCTTCGGTAGGTTGCTAGCAAACTGATATCCGCCAGGTAACCGTTGGATGTTATTAATAATGTAGTCTATATATACGAACGCTTTTTTGTGGGTTGGAGTGGTTTTTACCCGTCGCATAGTGTTGAAAAATGTACCTCCTTTGAGTAAAAATGTAAATTAAAATGTTTTTATAAAGACTAACCTTTAATAAGTACAGCTTATGGATTGATTTATGACTAAAGTTACAGATATTCCAATGGAAGATTATTTCCCTGACTGTTTATTGCCAGACTGTCCGCAGCTTGGGACTGACCATAGCCATGTGTTACCACATCAAAAGGTGATATTTGAATGGGGGTTATATGGTGATGCTGATATCAAAACGTATCTCTATTGCCAAGGTGGTGTAGGTTCAGCTAAAACTGTAGCCCTTGCTGCGAAGTGTGTGTATCTTTGTCTTAATGTACCGATGAACAAAGGTGTTGTATCACGTCTACATTATGACGATTTATTCGATACTTCCTGGAGAGATATTAAACGTTGTATAAAAAAACTCGTCGAAAAAGGTCATATTCATGAGCCTGATTATGCTAAAAAGACGCAGGGTGAGTATACTGAAATACATTTTATTGAAACTGAGTCAGAGCTAAAAGCTATACAAGGAAAGAACTGGTCTAGAGGTCTTGGAGCATCACATGGTTTCTTCTGGATTGACGATGCTATGGAATCTTTAGAGGAGTTCTTTATCGGCAACAGTACATCGGCCGGATTACTATCACGTCTTAGATTACCGGAAGCTGCGTTCTTTAAGCATTATACAAGTAAAACATCATATAATGTTGTTAACATGCTTCATGGAATGGTGTCATCGAATCCACCGCCGTATGGTCATTGGCTACATAAACTCTTTGGTGATAAAGAAGGAGAGCATAAGCTAGGAGATGACTTAGTAAAATGGATGCGGGTTAAAACAACAGATAACCCCTTCGTTGGGAGTGGATATGCTAAGGGTCTCATGGCGATTCAAAAACAAATGGGACATGGCGAAAGTGTTGTTAGACGTGTGATATTAGGCGAATCGCTGCCTGCATATAGTGGATCAGCGGTATATCCACAATTTAGCCATGGTCTTCATGTAGGAGAGTATGCTTTTAAGCCTAAAGTTCCATTAATTATCTCTTTAGACTTTGGTGTTAACCATCCAGCAGCTATTTTTTCTCATCTCGACAGATGTGAATATGGTACGAATCATTACACTAACCTATCAGAAATAGTCGATATGGTTGATGTAACCGTGTATGTGTTTTATGAGGCTATATTGAAACATTTAGAAGCATTTTATGGTAACAGAGAAACACGAGTATTATATGCTGGTGATAGAGCTGGATATAGAAAATCCTCTGCGAATAAAGATAAACGAAGTGATGCAAAGATATTAGTAGACGAGTTTAACATTGACTTTAGATATAGAGATTTAGATTTAATTGAATCTATTAAATACATGCGTATGTTGTTAAAACCGAGAAAGCCTTGTCCTTGTGGGAGACAGTTGATTGAAATAGATAGAAAATGTTCTGGGTTAATAGGCGCCTTAGAAGGTGGATATCATTTTCCAAAGAACAGATCAACAGGTATATTAGGGGATAAGCCATATAAAGATAAATTTTTCGATGACATTGCAGATGCTTGGAGATATGGGGGTGAGAATTTTGTGAAGTGGGGTATTCATCCGCAAGACTGGGTACAACATGAAGGCTATCAACATAAAAAGAAACCTCAGCCATGGGATTGGATGGAAAAGACTGATAAAGAAATCGCTGAAATGTTGACAACGCAGTGGAATTAATCCATATTTATTAGTAGCGATTATTGATAAAGTGTATCTATAACCTTTCTTTATATATATATATATGCCACCACAACAGGACGACGCATTAAAAGAAAACCTTGGTCAAGAGTTTCTTGGGTTATTAACTCGCATTAGAAACAGACGGATTAGTGTTGAAAGACAAATGCTCAGAGCGCATGAAGTCTGGATGAATAGCGACGTTGAACAGCAATTCTTCCCACGAAAGGGCGATAATTATAACCTTGCTGCTGCTAGGAGAACATTAGAAAGAACCTGTGTACGTGGAACTGAAATGTTGACGCCTAATGTTAAATGGCAAGAAGTTAGGCCATTAGGTGATGTTCCACAGCAAAAGACTTCTAATGTTGATGCGTTTATAGCATATATCTTACGCAAGAAGATTAAAACTAGGACAATGATTAATCAACTTGTGAGATGTATGTTGTTATATGGAAGATGTTATTTATTAACAACTATTAAGGTTATAAATGACCAAGTATGGCCTACACAAAGAGCTGTTGACCCTTTTAGCTTTTACATCTTCCCAGAGACGGTATCTGATATATCAGAAGCTGATATAGCTTTTGAGGATTATATCTGTAGCTATGAGTCATATAGAGCTAAAGTTGATAAAGGTATATTTGAGGAAATACCACGTTATAAGTTAAGTGCACCAGTTTGGCCGTATCACCTTATAGAGCGTTTAGCTCATCAAGGGCTAAGTGATCCTACTGAAGTAGACTTAAATGTGCGGGATAAAGCAAAGGAAATGTTGGATAGAGTAGGGTCTGGTTTCGTTTCTATGAGTTTAGTATGGTACAAAGTATCAGGCAGTTTGTATCAGATATATATTGTCTGGAATACTACCCCAGCTAAGATAGTAGCGTGTTATAAAAGCCGATATGACCAGCCTACTTACTCAGGCGTAGTACATAGAAGCTTACCTGGTGAGTCATATACTACTTCCATGGCTGATGACGTGGTTGACTTGCATTATTTGGCGAATGACACTCTAGCTCAGTTTATCTCAAGCGTAAGAAAAGAACGTGGTATATGGGGCGTAAATGATAATCTCGTGCAGAGAACAGATAGTATAACCCATGGTGATGCACCAATATGGCATTTTAAGGATGATCCAAAACAAGCCATGAGTCATATAGCACCTAATATGACTTCTACTAATGAGCTACGGGCGCTACAGATATTTTTAGCGTTGATTAATAGCCTATCCGGTGCAGGGACTATAGCCGAGGGACAACCTGGTAGAAACATGCCTAGAGCTGGGTTCGCAATGCAGAGTTTAATAAGTCTAGGTATGAGCGATATACAAGACGTTGTGAAGTTAATAGAACAAGAGGTGTTAACTAAAGGTTTAGATGATTTATATAGATTATCAATGCAATTCATCCCTGACGATCAGCTGATCAAAATACCAGGCGGTGTGTCATTAACTAGACCGAAGAGTAGAGTTATGAAAAAGGAGGATTTATATGATGACTATGAATTTGAGTGGATAGGCGCTAATCAGTTTCAAGATGAGTCTATTAGAGCACAGAGATTGATGATATTCTTAAACATGGCTCCACAGCTTAATCAAATGCTTATGCAACAAGGTTATGCGCTGAATATTGTTGAGCTGTTACAGACTATCTGGAGATATGGTTTAGGTGAGAGGAGTTTGGATAAGATTATCATTCCAGCTAATGATTTGCAAAAAGCATTAATGCAGAAGATAGTTATGGAGTCTAGTAGTAGTAATGGAAGTAGCGGGGGTTCTAGTATGGGGGGAATGGGATATAACTTACCGAGTGTGACAAGTGGCTTTGTACAGCAAGGATAAAGAAAGGCTATATTATGGCTGGTAAAGAAAGGTCTATACAGATTGTAGATGCTGATGGGAATGTTAAGATTACCCTAGATGGCGATAACGCTGGTATTAAAAGCGCTCAGGATAGAGTAATAAGTGATTTATGGGAGCAAGGGTTTAATCTTAACAGCGGTATGGTTTCTACTGTTTTCAGGACTATCACTGAGGGTGTATGGAAAACTAAATACGGTGTTGGCGTTGTAACAGCATCAGGCGGGGCGAATGCTGATATTAACGTAGCTGTCATAACCCCAGGTATGGGTATAGCATCTGGTACGTTGCAATTTAGCGGTGATATTAGTCTCTCTGCCGCTCCTGTTACAAATGTTCAAGGTACGCTGCTATCTGCTGGTGCTACGAAATGCTATCCTGGTGATAGTTTGGCTTTAGTTGTAGCTGGGACATTGACAGGGTTAACTGGCGGGTTCACTGTCGGTATGGAGAGAGTGGAGTAGGTGTTAAAGGTTAAAGAAATAAAAGATGCTAGCTTTGACTTTGACAGTGATACAGTCTACAGCGTACAAGCTATAGATAATGACTATGACCAGCTGGCTAGGGTTATGATGATAATTATAAAAGATAAAATAACGTCAAAAGCATATAGCGTAACATTCGATTTTGGCGAGCTAGAAGAAAGGTCTAAGGGAAATGGCTGAAGAGGAAAAAGATAAACTCGACGACGAAACAGCAGTTAATGAGTATATCTCTAGAAAGGTAAAAGAAAACGTTGCTGAGTTTATGAAAGAATACCAGCCTCAGCAACAGGTTAAGTCTGAACCTGACGATGATATTACTCGTGGAAGAAAGGCATTAAAAGATGCCATTGACCCTATTTATGGGCCAGATATTAACACCGCAAAGTTTACCGCTGATGCAGCGATGGATTATGTAGATTTTTATACTTCCAACCCTGACGCTTCTGAGAGGAAGTCAGAGATAGAAAATATATTCCAAAACGCTGCTAAGGCTGGTAAACCGTTATCTAGGGATTCTATTAATAAATACCTAGTAGGACAGGATTACCTTAAAGACCCTGACAAGTTTATGCAGTCTAGGGAGGAAAAGAAAAAGCTGCAATTACAAAGAGCTAGAGACGCTGAGGATATGGTTGAAGGGTCTAGATTAAAAGCTGATAAGTTTGATAATTTTGCTTCTAAGACAATAGAAGAAATGGAAGCAATACTTGCTGATGTTGAGATTTAATAAGAAAGGGTGAGGTAATGGCTGATTTGTATACAACCCATGCAGTAATGGCTCGTGATGCTGTAGATACTTATATTGCTACTAAAATGATTATGTTGAATGAAAGACGACAGGTATTACAGAAAGTCTGTGAAGCATTTGAGATTGAACAACGGATGTCTAAGAACCTTCGTGTTGTGCAAGTGAAACGTCTAGCTTTGCCACAGACTGAACTGATTGAAGGCGTTACACCATCGACGAATGCTTTGGAGTTGAAAGAGGTTAATGTTACAGTGAAACAGTGGGGTATTATTGCATTGTTAACTGACGTTGTGCAAGTAACTATAAAGCATAACATGCTTCAGAAGGCTATTGAACGTGTAGCTATGGCAATGGCTGAAACTGAAGAGCGAGAAGCTGCACAGGTTATGATGTCAGGGACGAATGTAACTTATCCCTCTACACATAACTCTAGAGATGACCTGGCAGCAAGTGATGTGTTGACTTCAACATTGATTAATACTGTTGTGGCAAAGTTGAAAATGCGAGGAGCACCGTTTGTGTCAGGTGGTGGATATGTGGGTATTATTCAGCCACCGCACACAATGGCTATTTTGAGTGAGACGGTATTTCAACAGGCATCAGCATTTGCAAGGGATAGGCGTTTGGATTATGGGTATCTTGGGCGCTGGTTGAATGTTGACTGGACAGAGGGAAACTTTCTGCCGCAGTTTGTTGGAGTAGATGCAGCGACTACTGCCGCTACGACTACGGTTAAATCACAATATACTGTAGGTACTTCTGGTAGTCTAGCTACAGCTAACTATCAGTTAGTTATTGTTGGTAGAGAGCTGTTGACTGACTATGAGCGTAGGATTAGTGTGCAGACAGGGAATATTTCTGTAACTGGTCCTAACGGGTCTATTAATGTTGTCACACCAACAAGTGTGAACTATACGTATGATATTTACATGACTAAAGCTGATGAGACTGTGCCGTATAAGGTAGCATCTAGAGTTGCTGCGTCTACAGCTAAGCTCATCACAACAGCACCAACCGGAAATGAAGCTGTTGCACCAGCTAGTCCAGCGTTAGGGGTATCAGTGTATCCAGGCTGGATTTTTGGAGATGGAGCGTTCGGTATTGTGAAGCTAAATGGTATGTCACTTCAGACATATGTTACACCATCTGCTCCGTCAGATAGTGACCCTATTGTTCAACGGAAGAAAGTAGGAGCAAAATATATGCAACATTTCTTCTGGTTGGAACAAGATTTTGCTGAGAGATTTGAAGTATCATCCTCATTGGCTGCATTTGTGCCTGCATAATATTATGTAGGGATGGATAAAACAATGCCCAGAAAGAAGATGGATATACATGATGCTTTTGATGTTATTAACAAAGCATCTGAATTGTTAAAGAAATCTGGGGTGAATATCAAGGTAACTGTTGAAAGTGTTAAGGATGAGGTTATCGACACACCTAAACAGTTACCTGATGTTCAAGTGAATAAGCATGATAAAAGACGAAGGAGTACTGCTGTTGTTACTTTAAGGGCTAGGCATACGATTAATGACCAGGTATATGGACCTGGAGTGAATTGTATTGTACCGATAAAATTAGCGAAGCAGTTACTCTGGCAAGATCAGCAAGCGGTAAAAGCTGATGAGGATTTTCTCTGTAAAGAAGATAGGTCGTATATGGTGATTAGAAGGGAGTATAAGGGTAGAGTGGCGAACATAGGCGCTCAAGTTGGCGGAGAGTTTTTTGATGATAGCTTCGGCGATAAGGTTAGGGATATATATACTGTGTAGGTAAAATATGGCGTATAGTAGCAGTGATATATATGGTATGTTCCAAGCTCCTACGTATGAGGAGATGCTGTACGGTGGAATGAAAGAACCACCAGCAGCTTGGAATCAGCTTGCACAGGCTGAGAAGATGTATGGTTTGATGGGGTTAATAAAAGAGAACAGACCAGATATGTTTAATAAAGAAGGCTACCCACTGTTTGATGTGAGTAAGTTATTTTCGAGTGAAAAGGGTAGCGCTGGTAATAAAGACGTTATCAGTTTAATTGTAAAACTTTTAGGTTTATAAGGTGATATATGCCTCTGAGGATTATTGTCAATAAACAAATTGGTGATGAAGGCGTAACTATTGAGATTCCGCAGTGGAATCCTGTTACTGGAGAGTTGGATACCAAGGCTGATATGTCTCAGTCTCTACAGAGTGCTTTTAAGGATGTAGATAAGAGAATAGTAGAGATGAATAGTAGACATCTAGAAGCTAGGGGATTGTTGGATACCTTACCGCCTATGTGGCGACAGATATTTATGCAGTTGTTAGATGTTATATCAGGTAAAGTATCTGCTGATGTAGTAGCTGCT